AAAGAAGTTGCATTAATGACCGTGGAAAATTTAAAATTAAAGCTTCAATTAGTATCATAATATAACATAATATGAGGCATCATAACAGGTATGATTGTAACAGGCCACATTATTGACGTCACCATATTATAAACCATATATTTTGTTGCACCATATATTAAAGCTTCTTGTTTTGAATAAAGTGGTGTAGCTTGTCCAAAAAATGGTTCGTGATATAAACGTGGATCATATTTATATATATTTAATATTCTGTCCGCATCTACAACTGTTGTAAATGTAAACATTCCAATTGTCATGACTGGATACATAACATCATAAAACTTTTCAAATAAACGTGTATTTTTAGGCATTAAATATAATAAATTAAATTGTCTTCATATATAATAAATCAATTTTTTTCCAAATATTTAATACATTTGAATTGACAGATTTTCTCTTTAGGACATTGTTTACATAAATTTGCTATATTTTTACATAAATCACTTTCATAATTATCTAGAGTTGTTTTACAGACATCCAATTCCTTAGCCATGATGTAATCGTTATAACAATATTTAACTTCTAATTTATAATCAATTGCATCAATAGCTTTATTATCTTTATCACGATACATTGATGTCCATAATGTGAAATCCAAATTCATTAACAATATTTATCAAGTATCATCCTGTTATATATTATTCAATTTTTTTAAAAAATTAAATTATCTAATGTTTTTGACCATAGTATAAAGTTATTAATGACAGAACAAACATACTTTACGCATTTTAACGGCGATAGACCATATATGGTAAAGGTGAATGGTAATCATGCCACAGTATTTATGCAAGATAGAGAATATCATGATGATGATATGAAGAATGCTTGGCAATATTCTCTTATTATCATGGATGGCGATTGCGAACGTATTTTTATTGGTAAAAGTCCGGAAACAAAAATGACAACATTTTCTGGTGGCCGTAATAGTATTTTTGACGGTAACACTATTTTGTTGCATGTCAGTGAAAATACTTATGTTCATGTCGGTAAGAAAGTAATGCAATTTGATACAGATGATGATACTATTAATGAATTTTATTCTGCAATGGGAAATGCTAACTGTCCTTACCCAATGGATATATTGAAAAAAGTAATTTCGACAATATGGATTTAGATTATATTGATGAAATGAATAAAGAATTGCATCCGTTTTACACAAAGTTTGATCACCATGTTAAGCCATTAATGACAGTTGAACAATTTAGAACATTACAAAATACTTTCTTGGAAGATATACCATTAAATGTTATTCAACAACTTGGAAAAATGTATTGTGAATATTATTGAGGAATTGCGCGGCGTCACAGTTTATAAAAAAATTAAAAACTAATAAAAAGTCTTACTGGAAGATCTATATAACAACAATTATTATTCATGGTAACATATTGTGCATTATCGTATAAAAAATTAGGAATATCATTTTGTAAAACATGGTATTTAACATTATATATAATTCCTTTATTATCATTGATGTGATGATTACCATTAACATGATAACATTTATCATACATAACATTTTCTTTATATGATATTTCATCAGTGCCATTTTTACATTTCAAGTGTAAAATAGCATTAACAAAATATTCACTATTTGCATCAATATATGTTACCATGTATTGTGTTAAATCTAATTTACTAATTTGTGTCATGTTACGTAATGATATTCTCTCACCTTTAGCATCAGATTCTTTAATATAACGATTGATCTGCTGTTGTTTATCATTAATGGTCTGTTTTAATGTATATATTTCATCGTCATTAGTTAATTTACGTAATGTAGCTCTATCATTTTTAATACCAATGTCTTCAATATAATTAATGTCAGATTGTTCAAGATCTATGATATCATATTTTAAATTTACTATGGCACTTTCGATATTATGATGCATTAATTTTATATACGATATATTGTTTAACCAATTATTTCGATTGTCGTAAATTATATATAATATTGTCTAATTTTTCAATAGTTTGAGTTGCATCTTGTTCCCTCATCATTAATGTATTAATTTGATCAAGAGATTTTTGATGTTCATGAAATAGTTTATTGTATTCATGCACACTAACTGAATCATTGCGTAAATTATCAATAATTTGTTTGTATCGTTTATTTACTAATATTAATTCTTCTCTTGTAAGATCCATTTAATAATGTATATAATATAATTTTTATATATTGTAACGAAAAAAATGATTAATTAGAAAAGAATCTAATTGGTGCGCATTCGGTATTTAAACCATATGGAGTACTATATACGCAATTTACTAATAATGGTAAATTGTAATCGCTTTCAACAGTCATTTTCATACTATCAATTCGCGACATATTGACAGTTTGTCTACAATTATTGAACATATCTTTATTGAACATAATATATAATACATCCGGTGAAATATTTAATGATAAATTATCATCTATTAATTCTTGAACTGTTTTATTTAATACAAGTGTGCCATTAATCTTTAGAGAAACAGATTTAATTTTCTTAATATCGATATTTGTATCACCTTCACAATTTCTAATATCATAATGCATAAATCGTTGATATCCAGAGGGAATGTTATATTTTTTATCGTCTTCAAAACCACTTTGATAATTATCCTTGCCATTAAATTCTTCAATTTCATATATATTTGCCATCACAGAAAAATCATCTCCATAATATGATCGACTTTGAATAATATTAATTTGTATATGAAATGGGAAAAAATTATAAAATCCTAGCAACATTTTATCATGAATTAATCCAAAATCCAATTCTGTGTTTTTAGTTTTTTTATTCCATACACATTTAACATTAAAAAAATCTTTGAGAACAAGTATATCAGCATCTGTACCATATTGTACAATAATTGAATCACCACAATATTGCATTAATCTTGCACCACTAATTAATTTATTTAATGGCAAGTTATCAACATTAGGAATATGTAATGTTAAATTATTAAAACAACGACGATTTTGATGTTTGGATCATTACCTATATTACGTGATGCTAAAACAGTTCGATCACATGCTAAGACGGTAAAACGATCGTTTAAATTATCAAACATTTGTGGAAATGCGTCAACAGTTTTATCTTGTGTACCTAACAATTCTGTATGTAATGTATCAATAGTATCATTGTCCATTAATGTTATTAATCAAAGTATTAGTTAAATAGTTTTTTATCGTTTTCGTCACCAAATTCAATAATATCATATAAATAATCTTTATAAATATCTTTCCAAAATAATTTAAATGGATTGATATGTGTAAACTTATTTTTGACATATGGATCTATAACATTTAGCCACATGCAACAATTAGTACAAACATGTGTACTTTGAATTGTGTCAATCGTTGTAAATCCAACATGTTCACTAAAACAACTGCATATTGATGTGCTACAACTTGTTCCAGATCGCACATCGAGTTCTCTGCAATGAAAATCATCCAATGTTTTAAATTTACTGTAACAATTAAATATTCTTTCAATTGCATCTTTATCAGTTGTTTCATAATAATTATGCAAATAAATAGATTTATCGTCATCTTCTAACCATGACCCCGGTACCATTACTTCCAAATTATTTAAATTAAAAAGGTTACCGGACATATCAGCAATATTCATAAAATTTGTTTTAAATCCATACGCATCACCAACTTCACATATGTCACAACCTGTTCGATAATCACAATATCCATTTTCATTAAAGTATGATAAATCATGGTTTTCTAATAATTTTACTTTAATATCGTGATCCACAAAATTGGATAACTTTGTATGATTCATTACCTACATAATATGTTATTACTTTAAATATTTAATATTATGCATTTAACTATTTGTCATTAATATATGTAATGCTATATATTGAAACATATTTTGAATATGTATGCTTAACAGGAGATTTAGATGGAGCAAAATACGTTAAGGATATGCATCCTAATATGAATATGATGCACGCTGACATGAGATGTCTGTATAATGCATGTAAACGTGGTCATTTACATATTTGTGAATGGTTATTGCAATTTTATATTGGAGACAGATGTATTGATGACTATATTTTCGATGACTATATGAATATAACTTGCGAAAACGGTCATTTATCTGTTGCACAATGGTTATATGAACATTTTACATTCGATACATATTATAGAGCATTGTACGATGCAATTGAACATAATCATTTTGATATTGTACAATGGTTACATAATAAATGTAAGGAACCATTTAATGAATCGATGTTTGTCATCTCTTGTCAACATAATAATCTCGAGATGTGTAAATTTATACATTCTAACATCGACACAATGCATATTAAATATTATATTGGTGCGCTACATAATGCATGTATACATAATTTATTAGATATATGTAAATGGATAATAGATATTGAACCTAAGATAGCAATCGATAAATGGTTTTTTGATCTTAAACCTGAAGTGGATCATATAGAGCAGCAAAAATTTAATTTAGTACTAAATACATGTAAATTTGATACATTACCGGTATTGAAATGGTTATATGATGTAAATCGAGAGTTATTTCATAATGCAGATACATTATTAACACAGGCAATATTTTATGGACAATATGAAATATGTTTATGGCTAATGCATGAAGATCAAGATTTAGATTTACATGCTTATGATATAACATTTAATTGTTTAGAAAATTATGACAATAAAACAACATTGCAAGTTTGCAAATGGATGTATAAAACAAATAAAAATAGTCTAACAACAACTAACTTTAATGAAATTTTTACAATGCTATGTGTTTCTTGTGATATGGATGTAGTACAATGGTTATACAGTTTAAAATCAGAATTAAAAATTACGAACAACAATTTTATAAATATAAAATTATTTGAACATATATGGTATTATTGTGGTTCTGATCTAGCAATATTCGAATGGTTATTTTCATATGCTAGTACAGACATATGTGAAATAACAAACATGCCTGACCCTTATTATAATAATTTACATATATGCCGTTGGATTTGCGAACACTTTAATGTATTATTAAGTGCAAATGAGTTCAAACAATTATTAAAAGTTGCTTCAGAGGAGCAAGATTTAGAATTCTGTAAATGGTTATTAGATTTTCAAGGTGAAAATGATTATAAATTAATTTTTATTGATATAGATTCGTTTTATTTTGAAAAACCATTGCCTACAAAAATAGTAAATGAAATATTAAATTGTCCAATTTGTGATGCAAAAAGTAATGTGATTACAGATTGTGATCATCAATTTTGCAAATCTTGTTTACAGGTATGGTTAAAAAATAAACACTCATGTCCATATTGTAGACATGAACTAGATAAAGATGATATTTTTCATATGAGTATCGTACCTATCATAAAACCTATAGTAAAAAATGCAACTCTATGATCAACTGTTAATGTATCCTCGTTCCAACAATTATATACACAATAACCAATGCCACCTGCACTAATACCAATAGTAGACATTAATATTGGAACACCTGCGCCATAATTAATTAATTCCTTATTAGGCTTTTTCACACTGTAATATCTTGCATTTTTAATTAAAGATTTGTAACGATTGATTCTAAACATTAATAATTAATATTAATGTCGCTATACATATTATAAATCAATTTTTCTAATATCGGTATATGGTACTGGTAACGTTCTAGTTACATTTGCATCTGTTAATCCTGGATATAATTGTGGAAAGTAAATGGTACAATAATGTGTTCCAATATCTTGAATTGTACCTATCAGACCGATAGCTATGGCTTCCATAGAACTACCATCCCAACATTGAATAAGATCACCTCTATAACGTTGAACTTTGTCCCCGATTTCATATTGAGATTGTAAATTTACCGCAGCAAATGACTTTATCATTGCATCTTCTGAAAATGTCAATGGCTTTAATGTCAAATGTTTGGTAAATTCATGATCATGTAACCATATACTATTATTATATGTCTGTTTCACAAGATATTTGCCATCTTTATAATCTTCGATAGTACCAATACATATTCCACAATTTACTTTATCACCTACAGCATATTTGGTTGCCATTACTAATTATTATAATAAATACCATACTTAATTTATTTTTCAATTTTTCCATAAATAATTGAATTATTTAGATTTAATATGCAGATCATTATCATATCAATGCCTCGTATTGCAATAATTGATAAATTAAAATGCAAACCATTGAAATGTAATAAAGAATGTATGAAACGATGTCCAGTTCAACAAACGGGACGTATAGTGATTGATATTGAAGACATGACGTCGGCTACTATTGATGAATCAGGTTGCAATGGCTGTAATCAATGTACTACAGTCTGTCCTTATAAAGCAATTAAAATAGTAAATGTTCCTGAAAAAGTACCAAATGATATTATGCATCGTTACGGTGAAAATGAATTTCAATTATATAGATTACCTAAATTAAGTAAAAATAAAGTTATTACTTTAATAGGTCAAAATGGTATTGGTAAAAGTACAGTGTTAAATATTCTCACGGGACAAATACGTCCTAATTTTGGGGATTTAACAGGTGTTCAAGATATTTCAACAAAATTTAGAGGAAGCGTATTGAAATTATATTTTGAACAATTGCTATCAAATCAGTTAACCTTTTCAATTAAGGAACAAAAGATTAAACACATGAGAGAACATTCAATAACTATAAAAGAATATATTGACTTGAATAATTTACATATTAATGATTGGTATCATATGTTGGAATTGTATAAAATACAGGACACTAACATTATTAATTTAAGTGGTGGTGAACTGCAACGTTTCTATTGTTGGATCACATGTAGTAAACAGGCAAACGTATATATTTTCGATGAACCTACTAATTTTTTGGACATT